TATGAGACAAAAAGGGGGTAAAAATCTGGTATAATATATATCGTCAAAAAGGGTGTGGTGAAGAACCATGCCCTTCGCCATTATTGGCAAGCCATAGCCAGAACGTAAAAGGGCAACCGTAAGAAAGCTCATGCATACTCCATCTGTATGGCGTTGTCCTGCGTTTTTGGGGGTGCGCCTTCGGGCGGGATTTCATCGGCGTTGGTGGGGACGCCACAAAAAAAGAAAGGGGAATGTTGCGATGGACATTCAAAAAGAGCTGGTCAGGAAGAAAGTATCTGACCTGATTCCTTACAAGAAGAATCCAAGAACGATTCCGCAAGAAGCGATTGACGATGTCTGCGAGAGCTATCGCCAATGCGGAGTTATAGACCCCATTGAGATAGATGAGAAAAACGTAATACTGTCGGGGCACACTCGCCGTCTGGCTGCTCTTCAGCTGGAGATCGAGGAAGTGGACTGCCTGCTGGTAAAAGGGCTTACAAGCGCACAGAAGCGCAAATATCGCATCCTCGCAAATAAGACGGGTGAACGGACTGGATGGGATTACGAACTACTCGCCGAAGAGATAGAAGATCTGGACTTCGAGGGATATGACTTCGAGTTTGATATTCCTGAGCTGGACGTAAGCTTCAGCAAGGACGAGTTTGAAAAAGCTGACGATTATGAGCCGACAATCCCCGAAGAACCGAAGTCAAAAAGAGGTTACATATATCAACTTGGAAAGCACCGCCTGATGTGTGGTGATTCAACAGATGAGGAAGAAGTACTTATGCTGATGAATGACCGCAGGGCAAAAATGGTTTTCACAGATCCACCTTGGAACGTTAACTATGGGTCGGAAGAAGAAGGAAATCCTATGGGATATAAACCGAGGACGATCCTTAACGACTTCATGGGGACTGAGGAGTTTAAAAACTTCATGGACAGCGCATTCCACTGCATGAATGTTGCTTCTGAAAGCGGCGCAATGACCTATGTGGTTATGAGCGCACAGGAGTGGGGCAATATGATGCTGACGCTGGCTGGGAACGATTACCACTGGTCAAGCACGATTATCTGGAACAAGGACAGACTCGTGCTTTCGAGGAAGGATTATCACACAAAGTACGAACCTATCTGGTATGGATGGAAAAGCGGCGAAGCGAGACTTCACCCGTTGGAAGATAGAAAGCAAAGCGATGTGTGGGATTTTGACAGGCCGAAGGTCAGCGTAGAGCATCCAACCATGAAGCCTGTGGAATTGGTGGCGCAAGCGATAACGAATAGCAGCAACGCAGGAGATCTCGTCCTTGACCTTTTCGGAGGGAGCGGAACAACTCTTATAGCGTGCGAGATGCTGAAGCGTGAATGCTGCATGATGGAGCTTGACCCACATTACGTTGATGTAATAATCGACAGGTGGGAACAGTTTACTGGCAGACAGGCGGTGCTTCTTAATGGGTAAAGTCTGTTATAACACCTTTGTGGTTATAGACTGCAAACGCAGACTGAACCTTGAGGTTACGTCTTCCGCAAGAAAAGCGGCGAGTATGTTGAGGACAGGAGTGAAGATAGAGGTCTGGAACTGTAACGGGCTTGTTGAAACAATTCACTCGAGAGAGCGTGAACGCAGGCCGATGCAGCCTTATATTGAAGCGGAGCGTGAGTATATCGGCAATAAGCAAAAGCGCAGAGAACACCTCAACAAAGTCCGCAATAGGGAAATGAGGTGGTAATATGCCGAGAGGCATGCACCCGAATAGCCTGAAAGCTTTGGAAAAACACAGGGAAAAGAATCAATTCAAAGCTGGTGAGAAACAGGTGGAACAGGCTAAAAAGGCGGCGGAGAAATCTGTAGCCGTAAGAGTGCAAAAACGCACCTTCCGTGAGGAGTTCGAAGCCGAGCTTGCTGCGATGATCAGAGACAAGGCTGGAAATGAGATTTCTGTAAAGAACGCCATCACGAAAACGGCTGTTCAAAAGGCTATAAAGGGCGATTTACGAGCTATAGAGCTGATCAGAGATACTATAGGCGAGAAGCCAGCAGAGAATATTGTGCTGTTTGAAGCTGAACCTGCTGTAATTACCGAAATAGAAACGATGGTCTATGAATCGCCGTGATGCAGTCAACTTTCTGCTGACAAAACCCTACAAGCTCGGTCATGCTCTGGGCTTTACAAAGCTCACGGAAATGCACAATCAATGGATTGTGGAAATGGTGAGGGGCAGAGAGGACAAAACGCTGCAATCTCACCGTGGATCTTACAAAACCACCTGCGTATCAATTGCGCTTGCACTGATAATAATACTTCTTCCGACAAAGAAGACGTTGTTCATGCGAAAGACGGATTCTGACGTTAAGGAAATCGTCACGCAGGTGAAAAAGATCCTTGAATCACAGTATATACGGTACTTCGTTCAGGTGCTTTACGGCTGTGACCTGAAGCTTTCCACGGCAACCTACACTCAAATTAATACAAATTTGAACCAAGAACCAAAAGGGACGCCGCAGTTGTTTGCTATGGGTACACAGGGTTCTCTGACTGGTAAGCACTTCGACTTCGTGTTCACGGACGATATTGTCAACATTGATGATAGAATCTCGAAAGCGGAGCGAGAGCATACAAAGCTGGTCTATCAGGAACTCCAGAACGTAAAAAACCGAGACGGACGTATATATAACACTGGCACGCCTTGGCATAAGGATGACTGCTTCACCCTTATGCCAAACATCGTGCGGTATGACTGTTACAGCACAGATCTTATATCCGCTGAAGAGCTGGAAGTTATACGCAGCAAGATGACTGCTTCGTTATTTGCTGCCAACTACGAGCTTAAGCATATAGCGGATGAAGAAGTGCTGTTTCCGAATCCCGTGACGGGTGCTGATCCTGCGCTTGCGGATCAGGGGAAGTGCCATATTGATGCTGCCTACGGCGGCGAGGACTATACTGCCTTCACTATTTGCAAAAAGAGTGGAGGCAAGTATTACGTCTTTGGAAAGCTGTGGCATAAGCACGTGGACGATTGCCTGAATGAGATTATTCAATACAGGCAGATGTTCAACGCAGGCCGTATCGCTATGGAAACAAACGGCGATAAAGGTTACCTTTCAAAAACTCTCAGGACAAAAGGGGAGCTGACAGCACCGTATCCTGAGAAGATGAACAAATATCTGAAGATAACGAGTTATCTCAAAGGGGAATGGCTCAACGTTGTCTTCGTTGCTGGCACTGATCAGGCGTATATCGATCAGGTGGTTGAGTATAACGAAAACGCCGAACACGATGATGCGCCCGACAGTCTTGCCAGTATGATAAGGACGCTGTGGAGCAAGAAGGATGAAGAGAATAAATACAAGCCGATCTTTATGTGAGGGATGGTGGTAAGGTGAAAACATATCAGGATCTACTGGCTATAGGCGAAAACGATCAGAACCGAATGGACTTTGTCCGTGCGGTCATCAACGATCACCAGAACTCGCAGCTCTACAAAAACGCCGTCATAGCCGATAAATACGACAGGCAGCAGAACGTTACGATCTACAATTACCAGAAAGCACTTTTCAACCTGCAGGGCAGGCCAGTAGAAGATCTCTGGAGTGCGAACTATAAGCTGGCAAGCAACTTCTTCAAGCGGTTTGTAACGCAGCAGAACCAGTTTCTCCTCGGCAACGGCATCACGTGGGGAAAAGATGAAACGTCCGAAAAACTCGGTGATGACTTTGATACCAGAACGCAGGAAGCAGGCCGAGCGGCTCTTGTCGGCGGCGTTTCTTTCGGGTTCTGGAACTTGGACAAGCTGGTTGTATTTAAGGTCACGGAGTTTGCACCGATGTATGATGAAGAAAACGGTGCGCTGATGGCTGGCGTTCGATTCTGGCAGCTTGCGTCCAACAAGCCGCTGAGAGCTACTCTTTATGAGCTGGACGGATATACAGACTACATGTGGGAAAACGGCAAACCGTCCATCCTGAAGGAAAAGCGGCCATATATCCTGAAGACCAGAACCACGCAGGTTGACGGCACGGAGATCTATGACGGCGAAAACTACCCATCATTCCCGATTGTGCCGTTCTGGGGCAATCCGCACCACCAGAGTGAGCTTCTGGGCATAAGGTCACAGATTGATGCTTACGATATCATCAAGAGCGGCTTT